GGCCGCCGGTTCGCCCTGGAACGACTCCGAAGGCCGGTACCAGGGCCCGTTCAAAGCCAAGCCCAGCACCTCCCGGACCCCGTTTAGCGAGGACGCCAGTGGTAACTGTGTGTCGTGCGGGGTCCACTTCAGCCAACCCCACAGGGACGTTCCCCACGAGGCCAGTAGGCGACTGGCTGTGCCGAAGCACCCCGACGCCCAGTGGGGTGCCGACGTCAAGCGACACATCGACCAGCAGGGCGGCTGGGGCCTGACGATGAAGGAACAGCCCGGCGACGGCCCCACGTCAGGGTTCATGGTCTCCCACCCCGGCGAGCGCGAGGAGTCCCGCAGTAGGCTGGACCCGCACTCGATCCGCGACTACGTCGGCGACAAGGCGGACCTGATCAACTCCGACCCCGACAACTACTACGGCGGCTGGGAGGCCCCCAGGACCGAGGAGTCGGGCAAGGGCGGCCAGCCGGGCTGGTACCACGATGTGTCCAAGAACGTCCAGGATCCCCGCGACACCGCCGAGACTGCCCTGAAGCACAACCAGCAGGCTGTGTATGATCTGGACCATGACGAGGAAGTGTCCACACCGGACATGGTCAACCGGGCAACCAGCCCGGGCATCGGAGTGTTCGCCAGGAGGAGCAAATGGCTAAGGGGTGGGTAAAGGTAGCCCAGCGGGCAGGCCGTAACGCCTACCGCCGGGTCGCTGTGCATGTCACCAACCCGGACCACTACGAGGCGTCGACCTCGAAGCCGTCGAAGAAGCTCTTGAAGATTGACCGGCGCTACCGGAAGTAAGTACTCGATAGGGGTATCGATCCCCCGCCTCCAGGTTGAGAACCTGAGATGCTGCCATTACACCAATCGAGCGCGGTGTGACACTGACGGGAATCGAACCCGCATGAGGGCCGGATTGAAAGTCCGGTGGCCTACCTTTAGCCCACAGTGCCGAGCTTAGACGTTCGGCTCGGCTTCGGGTTCCTCGATCGGCAGGGCAGAAGGATCGGTCAACTGCCAGGGCTTGAGGGATACCTCGATATCCCGGGTACGCCACTTGTAGCGCCCGACGAACTCGTCCTCGGGGTACCCGATCTCGCGAGCGGTGTTCTGGACGATCTCCAGGAAAGTCTTGCGCGCCTCGGGCGTGGTAATAGGACGCCCCAGTGCGGTGCCCCAGTGAACGTCACCGTTGGGCAGTTCGACTCCGTACTCAGTCTCGGCCATTCTCTTCTTCCCACCTATGGAAGTCAGCGGCTAGCGCCTGCTTAATGTCTATCCGCAATAACTCTAGCTGATTCTGGTCAGGAATCCATGCTGGATTGTCACCATCGGGGTTTGACACCAGTCATGTCCTCATATTGGTCGATCATTTCCAGCAAAACGTCCCGAGACTCGCGTACCGAGGGGTCATTACTCCCGGCCTCAATTTCGGGCCAGTCGGCCAATACCTGGCCCATCCAGTTGGCCATGTGGCACATGTTGAAGAAGTCAGGGTCATGAATTAGCTCGGCGACCAGGACATCATTCTTGGCGACCGCCTCGCGACGGCGTACAGCGCGGGTCACCGACTCCTCGTCGGCCTTGCGGCGGGCCCGGCGACTGCTCGGCCCACGGTTCACCTTGTCGAGCGCACCGAGCGTCTGCATGTCCCGATTCACCTGGGCCAGCTTCTCGGCGTCCCCGCCCTTGCCCGGCAGTGCCGTCAGTCGCGCCCGGCGGCCCTGCTTTGGCATCTCACCGCGCTTCTCGTCGCTTTCCGGCGGTCGGTTGCGGTTCAGTGCCACCTCGGGCTTGTCGGGGCCCTCATCCTCTTCTACAGCCCCTCCCGGCGGGAAGGCGTGCGGCGGGAACATGGTCGACCAACGGCGGTTGCCACGCTTGGAAGCGGCCACCTGCTGAGGCTGCATCGTTGCCGCCGCTGCGCCGGAGCCCAGCGTCGGGTCGGCGGTCGCCCCCTCGGCGGCGTCCTGGTTGGCCTCGGCGGCGTCCTGGCCCTGCTCCTGCATCGTCGCGCCGTCGGCGGCATTGGGGTCGGTGGAGTCGGCCCCGGCCAGCGGCTGCATCGTGGTGCCCGGCAGCAGGCCCATCATGCCCGCCGGGGAGGCCTGGGCCAGCTGCTGGTCCATCATCTTGTTCTGGCTCTCGGCGGCCTCGGTCTGGGCCAGCATCGAGCGCAGCTGCAGGGTGGCCTCCAGGTGCTCGGCCAGCTCCGCCGGGTACGGGTAGTCCTGCGCGTCACACAGCTCCTGCAGGACGTGCATGCTCTCGGCCTGGGCCAGGCCCTTGTCGACGGTCTCCTGGCTCTGGCGCTCCAGCTCCTCCTGGAACTCGAATGGGATGTTGATCGCCAGCGTCTTGTCGGAGATGGGCACACCCAGCTGCTTCAGCTCGGAGACGAACTGGCGCTCGGTCGCCTCGTCGCGCAGATTCAGGGTGGCGAACTTGACCTCGGGGATCAGCAACTTGGGCACCTTCACAATCTCTTCTTCGCCGGTCTCCTCGTTGATCTCCACGATGTGCTCGTAGATCGGCTTGCGGATGCCGCCCTTCAGCTCGAAGTCGTACATCTCCTGGGCCTCGGCGATGATCTCCATCCGCTTGCGCATGTGCTTGATCGCCTTGTTCTGGGCACTCTTCATGAGCTGCTCGCAGACCTCGCGGTTGATCGCGGAGCTGGCGTAGGTGCCGCCGGAACCGCCCATGATCAGCGCCTCGCCGATACCCCAGGCCTGCATCAGCTTGGAATCAACCCGCTGATAATCCTGGTCGAAACGAGGAACAGATTCACGTCCGAAAACGGGAGTAATCTGCAAACCAAAATTGTGAACCAGCAACTTGAAGTCACCCGCCAGCGCGGCCTGGATGTCGTCACGAAGGTCCTCCAGTTCGCCCTGGTCGGGGATCCACGGCTCGCCGTCGCCCATCGCGCCCTCGATACCGAGGGTGGCCAGGATCATCGGGGCGTACAGCCGGTCGCAGACCGCGTCCTGGGCCGCGTTGAGGCTCTCCTCCAACAGCAGGTTGCGGAACGACCGCAGCAGGTGCGGGGTGCCGCGCAGGTCCCACCAGGCGGCCTTGTTGACCAGCCGGGAGCACAGCGAGTCCGAGACGTCCAGCCCGTCATCCTGGGCGGCGGCCTTGATGATCTCCGGGTAGTGCTGGACCAGTTGCTGGTACTCCCAGGTCCGCTCGTACTTCTCGCTCGGTGACTCCTCGTTGGAGGCCATCCCCTCGGGCCCGGTGCGCAGGCTCTCGACTAGATCCTTAACCAGCAGCTGTACGCGCTCCTGCTCCACGAACAGACTCTTGGAGACCTTGATCATGTCCGGGTTCAGGATCTCCTCGGACGACCAGATGCCGAGCTGCTCGTTGAAGTGGGCCAAGCTGGTGGCCTCGCCGACCATGAAGTACTCGCGCATCAGGCCATCGGGCAGGAACTCCTCGTAGCCGAGCCGGTTGACGAACATGTCCTCGAAGAACTCTTCGACCTTCTTGTCCTTGCACCGGAACTCCATGCCCTGGACCGGGAACTTGGCGTAGATGTCGATCAGCAGCGGGACCAGGTCGTGGGTCGCGTAGAACAGACGGCACCAGCGGCGCAGCTCGATCAGTTCCTTGGGGTCCTGGACGTTGAACGGGATGCCCTTGTCCATCAGGGTGCCCAGCGGCTGGCGGACCTTGGGCATCACCATCTGAGTGTTGGCGGCGGTACGCTGCTTGATCCGCTGCTCGCGCATCGCGTGCATCGCGGCCTTGTTCTGAACGTCGGTGACGGTCCCACGCTCGCGGACGTCGGTGACCACCTGGCGGGCCTGCAGACGGGCCTGGGTGCCCGAGGTGGGCAGGGTGAAGCCCTGGGAGCGCATGCTCTTGGCGGTGGCGTCCCAGTTCGCCCCGGGCAGGTGAACCCCGGACGCGGTCCGGCGGCTGCCCCGGTTGTCGGTAATCTTGAAGGGCTCGGTCATTCAGCACCGACCAAGCACTGCTCTGGGTACCACGAGCTATCCGGGACCTCCGGGTAAGCCTTGTCATCGAAGACGACGTGGAACATCGGCACCACCGGGGAGGCCAGCTGCTCGGGGGAGAAGCTGATCTCGGTGACGTGGCCGGTGCCCTCGAAGATCTCGCCGACCGCCTTGACGCTCACCTTGTCGCCCTCGCTGAACGGGACGGTCGCGTACAGAAAGCTCATCAGCGCCATCATCTGGGCCTCGGGCAGCAGTCCCAGGCAGTCAACGCAATAGGGGCGTTCAGCCTCGTCCTGATAGACGATGTCCTGAAAGCTCTTGCAGTTGGTGCAAAGACCGCGCACGGGATTACCCCTTATTGACCCACCGCTGGGTCTTGTGGTCGCGGGAATGCCAGTCGGGTGCGGTCTTTCCCTTGACCTCGGTATTCACCTTAGGTACGTGATTGGACGGGAATTCCTTCATTTCCTCTTGTTCGAGGTTGAATTCCATGTCGTTGGCCCGCTGGTCGTGATC